GTAAACCAGCAAAGAGCGTAAGCTGAAAATTTGGTTAACGGTGAAACACCGGGGTTATTTTGGAGAGCTAATGGCTATTGGTCGTATTTCCGGTCAGCTCCTAAAGTCAAATTTACTCCGTAGCGGCGTAGATTTAGCTTTTGAGACTGATCTTCTCTATCTAGATGTTGTTAACTCTCGCATTGGAGTAAAAACAGCATCTCCTCAATATGACCTAGATGTTAACGGACATACTCGCTCCACTAATCTTACAGTAGACACGCAATTAAACGTCGGTGATTTGCATATTACCGGCAACACAATTACCAGCGACGCTGCAACTATTAACTTTGTAGCGGCTGCAGGCGAAGCTACAGTTTATCATTCAAGACTACAGGTCGACGACCTGCAATTTGCTGGCGGTACTATTTCTACCACAGTATCTAATGCTAACATTGAACTAAGCCCTAACGGCACAGGTACAGTTAACGTTAATGCTAATACAAACATCACCGGAAATCTAGCAGTCACGGGCAATGTTACAGCCACTGGCAATGTTGTAATTGGCGGTAACATTACTATAGGTGATGCTCTTACTGATGTTATTGATATACGTGCTAGTATTAAAAGCGATCTAATACCTGAAACTGATAATACCTATGATTTAGGTTCGGCTTCCTTTAGATGGCGTTCTATATACACAACTGATTTTTATACTACAGCTATTTCAGTCCCTGCATTAGATGTTGGAAATCTAATGTTCCGTGACAATGAAATTACCACAACAACTGGATTAGATTTATACATCGACGGTAACGGGTCCGGCGGAGTACGACTAGCAAATTTTAAATTTGTCGATAACACAATAACCAACGTAGTTGCCGGAGCAATTACGCAAATAGTTCAATCAGGTACTGGATATTTTAAAATTGCAGGAACTAACGGATTTGTTCCTCCAGTAGGTAATAATGCTCAACGTCCTACTGGATACGAAGCTTTAGGAATGACACGTTACAATACATTTTCAAAAGCTCTCGAAATATGGGATGGATTTGTTTGGGCATCACCAGCAGGATCATCAGGTGCAGTTAGTATTAATCAAGCTGAAGATATTGCAGCACAAATTGCACTAACACTAGGATAATAAAATGCCAACAATATTTAAACATGCACTTGTAACACAGATAGGAACGAATCCTACAGATGTAGTAGAAATCGGTGGTGGTGTTAGAGCTACAGTGATCGGTTGCAATCTTGCCAATGTCACAGATTATGATGTAATAGTTGCAGATGTATTGATAGTGGGTGCAGACACTACAGTAAGTTATTATGTAAAAGGTCTAGCAATACCTCCAAACACTTCAGTAAAGTTAGTAACTCAAGGAGAAAAACTGATTCTTCCTGAAAATACAGAATTAAGAATAGTGTCTGACACTGCAGATAGTATTGATGCTACAGTAAGTTATGTAGAGATATCATAAGGAAAAGATTATGTCAGCTAATTATTATCTAGGAACTACCCCAATTGAAAGTCTAGGCGATTCTCCTAGATATTGGTATGCTCTACGTAGAAACCAAGACGGTGAATTATTTTTAGTACGCAGCGATCAAATTATCGATCGTGACGCCTACGAGTTAAATATTCCAGGTCCGCCTGAAGAAGATTTTGAAGATTTTGAACCAGGTGTAGACTATTTTGACGGATTAGATGAAGATCACGAACTAGTAGACGAAAATATGAAATATCCTCAATATAAATGGGATGATAGATCATTATTTTATTATGTAGACAATGAAGGAATGTTTACTGTACGAATTAATAAAGGATATGCTTATCCTAACGGAATAAGTTCATAATTAGGGATTTATAAATGGCAGAGTTTAAGATAACACGATTTAGATACACTTGGAAAGACCAATGGATTACTGGCGATTTATACTATAAAGACGATGTAGTATACTATCAAGGATCTTCTTGGGTATGCATAAGGCAACACACTGCCGGTGACTTTGCCGACGATATTGCTTTTACAGTTCCCGGAGATACTAATCCAAGCCCTGCATGGCGAAAAATGACCGATGGTAGATCATTTGCCGGAGATTGGACAGCTGATATTCGATACGATCCAGGAATGCTAATTAGGGCCGGCGGTAATGTTTACCTTTGTGTTACTGCGCATACATCAGCAGCTAATTTTAACAGCGACACAATCTATTGGGAATTATTTGCTGTAGGCAAAAACTTTAGAAATACTTGGTCGGTTGAAACAAGATATCGTGTAGGAGATGTTGTAAGATACAACGGCTATACCTATCAATGTGTACTAGAGCACGTATCAAGCACAGCAGAAGAAGGAATAGTTGTTGGAGTGAATGACGGGGACGATGAGCCGCTCGACAATGACAGTACTGCAGAAACATGGTCTACAGTAGTTGAAAATTACTCGTATGTAGGCGAATATCAACCATCTACAAAATATAGAAAAAATGATCTAGTAAAATACGGCGGTTCGATTTTAAAATGTATATTTGAACATACATCGTCAATGATAGGCACAATAGTTGACGCTAATTTTTCTACATATTTGCCAGGATTTGAATTTGATAACGAGTGGAATAGCTCAACTTACTATGCTATTGGCGATGTAGTAAGATATGGTGGTGTGGTTTATGTTTCTGCTACAAATAATACAAATAGTCAACCTGGAAATAATAACTTATTTGAACAAAGTAATCCAGACTGGACCGTGATTACTAAAGGCACTAACTTCCGTGGAGAATATGATCCAGGTGGTAACACACAGTATCAGGAAGGCGATATTGTAAGACGCGGTGGTGCACTGTGGGTCAGTTTAACTAATCAATTTACTGATGATAGTAGTTTAAGACCACTAGACACATCTAATTGGCAGTTACAAATTGCTGCTCAAAACTTCCGAGGATCGTGGAGAACAGATCAAGACTATAATCTATATGATGTAGTTTATTTTAGAGGAACAGTATACTATGCAAGTACACCTCATAACAGTTCTTTTGAAAATTTTCCAGGAGACAATGGTAACGGTATAGACTATTGGATCACAGTATTAGTTGGAGATCAAAATGCTGCTCTAACAGTGTTAGGCGATTTATTAACCTATAATCTAAAACGCAATGTTTTAGAAGACGGCAGCACACAGTTCACTCTGGGAGACGGCAGCACGTTTGGTACAACTACTATTCCTGTCGGCGAAACAGATCAATTATTAGTAGTAGAAGACAATGAAGGCAGCGTTGGTTATAAAACTTGGGGCAATGTAGCTAGAGTATATTACGTTGCACTTGACGGAGTTGATGACAACACCGATCCAAATAGAGGCATAAACTATTTTAAACCTTTCCGTACTGTTCGCTATGCATTAGAGACTGCGGACGACGGATTTCAAGGTACAACTACCATAAATGTGCGTACCGGCGAATACTATGAAATACTACCCTTGATTGTACCAGCAAGAACTGCAGTAGTAGGAGAAGAATTACGATCTACCACTATCAGAGCCAGCGAACCTATTGCGGCATTGGCCAACGATGCAGAATATACCTTAGAAACATTGACTAGAATTGGCACACTGCTTCCGAGTATTATTCAGGGAATTACAGTTTCGGTATCTGCAGGAAATGATGTACCTCAAGTTACAATATCACCGTCGACAAGTACAGCATCATCTGTGCTGAATAGTATTTGGGCTAATATAATTGATACTATCGACTATAAAGTTAATAATATCGGAAGCATGCCCGCAGTTACTGGTTCTAATACACTGACTACCGATTTAGAAAGATTATCGGCAGTTGCTATCTTAGAAGCCAATAGAGAATTTATAAAAGCAGAAGCTATTGCATTTATGGCTGCGGAAAATCCCTCGTATGTATTTGATACTGAAAAATGTCGTAGAGATTTAGATAGATTTATAGATGCTGTAAAGTACGATGTTCGATATCCGGGTAATTATAAATCAGTGTTAGCTGGTAGATATTATGCTAATGCGGTTATAGGTAGTCAATTAGAAGACATGTTTTATGTAAGAGATACCTGCGGTGTTAGAAACCTAACTTTAAAAGGACTAGAAGGAACACTTCCTGCTCTTCAAGAAGGAGAAACATATAGAATCCCAACCGGCGGAGCTTTTGTTTCACTAGATCCAGGTTGGGGTCCAGATGACGAACGTACCTGGATTATAAACAGAAGTTGTTATGTACAAAATGTCACAACATTTGGCGTTGGTGCAGTAGGACAAAAAGTAGACGGATTGCTACATAATGGTGGTAATCGATCTATAGTCAGCAACGATTTTACACAGGTAATATCAGATGGTATTGGTGCTTGGATGTTAAACGGCGGACGGGGCGAACTAGTATCTGTGTTTAGTTATTATGCACACATCGGCATGTTTGCCTTAGACGGTGGTATTATTCGTGCAACTAACGGCAACAGTTCATACGGTGATTTTGGCACAGTGGCCGACGGCATCGATCCTGAAGAGACTGTGAGATTTGGTAAAATTAATACTAGAACAGAACAAGCTATTATAGCTTCAGCATTTGCTGGCGAAATTCTAGATTTTATTCTAGCATTTGAATTTAGAAACTGCGGTCAAAATTACACCACAGCATCATATACAATTACTAGTTCAGGCGCCGGCGCTCAAGCAATACAAGAAGAATTCCGTGACAATGCTATGTTTGAGTGTCAGATTTTAACACCAGGCAGCGGATTCGCTCAGTATGGTAATCAGGCGCAGTTTGGCGGAGAATTATCTATCACATTAGCTACAGCTGAAACAGTAACTGAAGCCGATATACTTGGTATGCGAATAATTCTTATATCGGGCGAAGGAACAGGTCAATACGGTTATGTACATGCGTATAATGCAGCAACAAAATTATTAACAGTATATAGAGAGAGTGACGGTCTACCAGGCTGGGATCATATTGAACCAGGAACACCGCCAAATCCATTATTAACTGCTGGTACACGATATCGTATAGAACCAAGAATTGAATTTAGTCCGCCTCCATATTCTGCTGAAGAAATAACCCTAACATCAGCAAACACATGGGCGTCAGCAGTCTACGGAGAAACCAGCGAAACATTTACAGCAGTAACTGGAGAATTAGGCACAGGCACAACTGTTGAAGTAACTCCGGCGGCTGCAGAATTTACTGTAACAAAAATTGGAAGAACATATTCTGTAACATTATCAAATGGCGGTGCAGGTTATGCAATAGGCGATGAAATTGTAATTGCTGGCAACACTGTAGGCGGGATTACTGGAGAACATGATATTCTTATTAGTGTGCTATCAATATCAGACGACAGCACAAACAGTATTTTAACTTTTGAAATTACCGATAATACAGCGATTGCTACCAGCGGCAAGTTTATTTTAGCCCCAGCTAGTGGTCACTTTGGTAGATATTCGTTAGACGGAGAAACATGGGTTAGTTTTGATTTTCCTGCAGACGGAAATTGGAAATGTTTAGCTGCAGGTAATAATAGATTTGTAGCCATTGCGAACGATTCTAGTGATGCTGCAGTGAGTACTAATGGAGTAGACTGGACGTCTGCAACAATGCCTAGTTCAAGAAATTGGAATGGGGTTGCCTATGGTAAACCTTCCACAGTGTCTACAGGTATATTTGTAGCAGTAGCAGGTAATTTAAATTCTGCAGCACGTTCTGCAAATGGAACATCGTGGGCTGCGTCGACACTGCCTACCTTCGGAGATTCTACTTTAAATGAATGGGTAGATATCACATTTGGACTAGATAAATTTGTAGCCATAGCTAATTCAGGAAACATTGCAGCAGAAGGTATTTGGAACGGTACTACCTTAACCTGGACTGGTCATATTATGGATGTGGTTGCAGATTCATCAGCGAAAGATTGGGTTTCTGTAGCTTATGGTAATAAGAGATTTGTCGCTATAAGCAGCACCGGCGATGTAGCTTATAGCTTTAACGGAGCAGACTGGTTACCGGCTACTTTACCTACACAAGATGGATCAACCGCACATAACTGGAAGCAGATTAGATACGGTCAAGGAGTATTCTTTGCAATAGGCGATACTGGCTCTCGAACCGTAGGAGCAGAGGCAACAACAGGTCCGACAACTTTTGCAGCTACATCGTATGATGGCATTGTATGGACTAGTAGAAACTTAGCGTCTTCACAAAATTGGGGAGTAGTAGCATTCGGCAATCCAGATATTACTCTAGGAGATAGCACATTAACTAATAGTAAACCAACTTGGGTCGCGGCTCCTACAAATTCTAGCACAACACTTAATCGAATTTATACCGGTGCTAGAGCACTAGGACGAGTAGTAGTTGGTGGTGTCGGCGTGGATTATATAAAAATCTGGGAACCAGGTAGCGGTTATATAGCAGATCCTATAATGACACTAACAAATCCAGGTAAAACATTAGATCCTACTTATAAATCAAGATTAGAAGACGGTGTTCTAGCTCAACCAACATTGATTACTAAAGGTACTGCATATAAAACCAGCACTACATCAGTAACTGTGTTGGGAGATGGCTTTGCAGATATAATTCCTGTAGGTAGATTTGTCACCGTAGACGATCTAGACTTTGTTCCAGGGCCCGGCGCACAATTTTATATTGGAGGAAAGCCAGGATATTTTGTTGCGGTAATCGTAGGCATCAACGAGATAGAATTACCCAACGGAAAAATTCGATCAACATTCCAACTTAGCCCTAGACCCGATTTAAGTGATTACCTAGAGCACGGAATGGAAGTTCTTATTAGAGAACGATATAGTCAAGTTCGCGTTACAGGACACGATTTCTTGGATATCGGCTCAGGAAACTTTGAACAAACTAACTATCCTGAACTTTATGTAAACTATGATTTTACAACACAACCATTCCAAGAAGTACAAAATCTAAACGGCGGTAGAGTATTCTATACATCAACTGACCAAGACGGTAACTTCCGAGCTGGCGAACAGTTTGCAGTAGAACAAGCTACGGGTGTTATTACTATTAGTGCAGATTTCTTTGATTTAGCAGGATTGACAGAATTAAGATTGGCTGGTATTAACGTAGGATCTACAGCAGTTATTAGAGAATTTTCTAAAGATGGATTATTTTTACAGAATTCAAATAATGTGATTCCAACCCAACGTGCTATTAGATCTTATCTAAGTTCTAGATTAAACGTAGGCGGAGAAGATCTATTAACTCCTAGTATTATTGCAGGTACAGTAAAAGTTGGTCCAAACTTAGTTGAGAATACAGCAGAATTAACCATAGATGTTCCAGTAGTAGCAGATTTTTCAGGTAACGGTGTAGGAGTCAGCGGAAGTTTACTAGCGCAGACTATGTTCACTAGAAGTTTTAGATAAGATAAATATTGATAATCGGAGTAAGCAATGGCAGAATTTAAATTAGGTAGAATTAGATTTGTATGGAAGGCAGCTTGGGTAACCGGCACCACATACTACAAAGACGATGTGATCAGATTTGGCGGCAAGGTATATGTCTGCCAGATAGGGCACACTGCATCTCTTGACTTTAATACAGATCTAGACATAAATCCTACTAAATGGAATTTAATGAGCGACGGCCAGCGTTGGAGAGACGAGTGGACCGTTGGAACTACCTACGAAGAAGGCGACTTAGTAAAATACGGCGGAACTATCTATATCTGTATAGACGGACATACAAGTGCTGCTACGGCCGCCCTAGGACTAGAAGCCAATTCTGGAGATTGGAATCAGTTTGTTGAAGGCACAGACTGGAAAGGTGTATGGGCTACATCAACAAGATATAAACTCAACGATATAGTTAGATACGGCGGTATTAACTATATTTGTATTACCGGACACACTTCAGCCGCTACAGCCGCATTGGGGTTAGAAGACGGCTCTGTAAATTGGCAGGTATTCACTCAAGGCCAAGAATATCTAGGAACTTGGGTAACTGCCACACGTTATAAATTAAACGATATTGTAAAATATGGTGCAGGTCTATGGATTTGTACAGCACAGCACACAGCCGCTGCAGCATTTGCAACAGATTCTGCAAATTGGGCACAGTATGTAGAAGGATTTGAATACGAAAGTACATGGAATTCAGCAACAGCATATCAGCCAGGTGATGTAGTTAGATATGGCGGTAATAATTATGTGTCAAAAACACAGCATACTAATTCAAATCCGTTAACAGGTACTAGTGATTGGGATCTGTTTTCAGAAGGTTTAAGTTATCAATCAGATTGGTCTAATACAACTTCTTATAAAATAGGTGAAGTTGTTAAATTAAACGGCTATAACTATCTAGCTATTGCCGATAGCTCAAGTCTAGTATTAACAGTTACCGCAGTTACTGCGTCTAATGATCGATTCACTGTTTCTAGTACTACAGGCATTACAGCAGGGATGACTGTGAGATTTACAGGATCCACAATTGGTGATGTTTTTGTTGGTGCTAGATATTATGTAAAAACTGTAGGAGTAGGCTTTATTACTATCAGCACTACTTCTAGTGGTACAACTTATAATATAACTGCCGACGACAGTGGAGGAATGACTGCCACAGTTTCCGCAGAACCGCCAAACACATCTTACTGGGCAGCAATTAGTCACGGTATTTATTGGAGAGGTGATTGGTCCGATGATACAGAATATAATATTGGAGATACAGTCAAATACGGCTCAAACTCTTATATTTGCGTATTAGCTCATAGATCTGAAGGTGACGACGGGTCAACTGTGGGCCAAACAGGTGGTGGTCAGGTTAACAGCCGACCAGATTTAGATGCTACCGGCACATATTGGAATGCACTAACTGTAGGTAGCGAACTTTCTGTCTTAACAACAACCGGCGATATGGTCTATTATGGTGGTGCAGGTCCGACAAGACTGCCTGTAGGCACAGAAGGCCAGGTATTACGTGTTAGTTCAGCGGGTATCCCTGAATGGGTAACCTGGGGTGAGATCGAAAATGTTTACTATGTTTCCCCAGCAGGTGAAGATCGCCCATATCCAGATTGCGGAAATACTCTAGATAAGCCTTGGCAGACTATTCGATATGCTTGCGAACAGGTAGAAAAAGGTCCAAGAAATCCTAATGCACAATATTTACTAGAACTAAATCGTGCATTTATACAGAAAGAAATTACAGCTTGGATCCGCTATCAGATTACCAACAATATAGCACCATTTACATCTAGCTTTGATTATGATGAATATAAGTGTGAGCGCGACGTTGGATTTATCATTGATCGATTGATCTGGGATATCGGTCATGGTGGAAATTTAAAAATAAGATCAGCAGCATTTAGTTTCTTAGGAGCATTCGGTGAAGAAGGCGAGTTTTCAGCATTAGAGGAAAACTCAACTTATGTAACTTTGGCTGCAGAAGCAGATGAAGGTATTGCTGCTTACGAACAACTAAAACTGTTAGTGGCAGATGTATTGGCTAACGAAGCACCAACTACTGTGTACCAAACATTGGCCTTAGACTCTACAGCTATAGTTACACAGTATATTAACACTGATTATGTAGCTGAAACTGGTATAACTGCAACTACAGACGAACTACTAGATATTGTTATTACCGCGTTGACAGACCAAACTACAGCCAATCTACCAGCAAGACGTGTGCCTAATAACACAATTAATATTAAGACAGGGCAGTACAGAGAAACATTACCTATTATAGTGCCAGCAGAAACAGCATTAGTAGGTGATGAAAAGCGTTCAGTAAATGCTGGCCCAGCCGGTAGTTTAATTAATAGAGACGATGCCAAATATAGTATCGGAGCATTAGGTAGACTAGAAACTGTAGTCGGACAAATCATTCTAGGTTCGAATGTAACCGAAAGCACAGGAAATACAGAGACACAAAGTGCAATCGTACCATTTGCTAGCTCAGTAGAAGAAACTAATATTAAACGTCTGGTAAGAACTATTCAACACCAAATTGATTTCAAAATCGGTACAACGATACTAGAGACTATAACTAATCCAACAGGATATAATTCTTCATTCTTGTCAGGTTATGGAGATGCACGTACTTTATTGAGAGAGAATAAAGAATTCTTAAAAGATGAAATCACAGCGTTTATCGCAGTAAACTATCCTTCAGTAAAATATTCTAAAACTAAATGTCGTAGAGATGTTGGATTTATCGTAGATGCAGTATGCTATGATCTAACCTATGGCGGCAGTTATCAAACATTAACTGCAGGCCTAGCTTATTTCGATGGAAATAACAGTACAGATTTAGAAATCGACAGCACGGAAGTAGCGGCTACTGCTGCATCATATAGTAGATTGAAGACTGCGATACAGCAGATTATTGCCAATACCACAGTGACCAGATCTACAGGTAACACAGCCGTTCAATGGACCGACAGCACCAATTTAACTGGCGGAGCCAGTGCTAACTCTGCTGTAGGCAGTCTCATAGATATTATTATTAATATTATCCAAGGAGACTCAACTGCAAGTCTAACTCCACAGATTAATATCACAACGATTGCTTCAAATACAACATTTACTTCTACAGGACATACATTAGCCGTGGGAGATGCTGTTGTTCCAAGGACTACAGCCAACGGATTAACTGCAGGAGTCAAGTATTGGGTAGCTGCGATTGCAACTAATACATTTACTTTAGCAGCAACCTACGGTGGATCGGCATTAACATCGTTTACCAACGGTACAGGATTAGATTTAGATTTTGAAATCATAGACTATCCAACTGCTACTAATGGTGTTACATCCACAACTGCTTTAATCACAGCAGCTCAAACATTAGATACTGCACAAGAAACTATAGTAACAAACTCTACAGCGTTCATCGCTGCTAACTATCCAACATTGACCTATAACACTGCTAAGTGTGAGCGCGATGTAAGATTAATTCTTGAAGCAGTGATGTTTGACTTTATGTTTAACAGCAATAGTCTAACACGTACCGCAGCTTACTCATATCTAAGAGCTTCGGCCAGCGATGTATTTGATCTTGGACAGAAAACGGCTACTCGTGCAGCATTTAGTTATGTTGCCACACAGGCTGCAGCCAACGTTGGCGGCAATGCTACAGCACAGTCTCGTATTACTACGCTAATGTCACTGTTAGATGATATTGTTTACGGTGCAACTAATGAAGGTTCAATATGCCAGACTGAAATAAGATCGGCAGACTGGGCAAGATTACAGTTAGAACGCAACAGAGATTATATTGTTGCAGAAATTACAGCCTACGGTGCTGCCACTTACACTACTTCAGTCACTGCATCAGCAGCAGCTACAGATGTGTTTACCTGTGCAGACACTAGTTGGATGCAGCGTAATGCACCAATTAGATTTACAGGTACTGTGTTTGGCGGAGTTAGCACCGATGTAACATACTACGTACAAAACGTAGTAAGTTCAACTACATTTAAAATTTCAACTACTAGAAATTCAAATACAGCCTTTGATGCATCGGCAGGCACCGGCTCAATGACAGTAAGCCTATATTATCCAATCGGAGAATGTGAGCGTGATATCAATGCTTATATTGACGCACTGAAATTTGATCTACAGTATCCAGGAAACTACAAATCAAGATTAGCTGCAAGATACTACGCCAATGCAGTGATGGGAAGTCTAGAAGAAGATATGTACTATCTACGCAACGGTACCGGTATACGTAATCAAACTCTACAAGGGCTTACAGGTGATTTATTAGCAGAAAATGATTACGGAACATCAAGAGTATCGGCCGGAGCATACTGCTCTCTAGATCCAGGATGGGGACCGGACGACTTCCGTACTTGGATCATTGGTCGTTCACCTTATGTACAGAACGTAGCCACATTTGGTTATGCAGCTGTTGGTCAGAAGATCGACGGAGCATTACATAACGGCGGTAACGATTCTATCGTTTCCAACGACTTTACACAGATTATCTCTGATGGTATTGGTGCATGGGTTACAAATAACGGGCGTGCTGAATTAGTTTCAGTGTTTACCTATTATGCTCACATTGGATATCTATCAGAGAATGGTGGACGTATTCGAGGAACCAATGGTAACAACTCTTATGGAGATTTTGGATCTGTAGCAGAAGGTTTTGATTCTACAGAAACACCTATACTCTGCGAAGTTGATAATACAGCATTTAGAGCCACTGTAGGATCAGTGATTACTGACGGTGTTGATAAAATTTGGCAGTTCGAATATGACAATGCAGGCTCAGACTATACTGAACTAGAATGGTCAGTATCGGGCGGCGGAGCAGGAGTTGAAACTGAACAGGACGACTTCCGTGACGGTGCGGTGTTCCAAGTTAGATTGTTAGACAATGTCGACGATTCAACTACAGCCCCAGAAGCTGATGGAAACTTTGGTGGTAGCGGATATATTTCTAATGCCAATACTGCACAGAGCGGATCAACTACTCAATTAACTCTGGCAGCTACTGACGATGAAATCACCGGTGCTTATGTGGGAATGAAGTTAATTATTACAGCAGGCGCAGGAGCAGGACAAGTTGGTATAGTATCTGCATTTACTGCCGGTACTAAAGTGGCTACAGTTGTTAAAGAAAGCACAGGAGCCGCAGGCTGGGATCATTTAGTTCCGGGAACTGCTATTGTAGCTCCTGATGCATCTTCGACATATATCGTTGAACCAAGAGCTTCATTTACTAGTCCAACATACAGCAGTACTACAAGAACACTGGCTACTGCACAGACTTATACTGATGCAGCCTATGCTCCAACATTTGCGGTATATTCACCGATCTCAACTACAACCAGCGGCAGTGGTACTGCAGCTACATTCACTGTGGTAAGAAAAGGAACAAAATACACTGCTGTTGATATTTTTGCTGCAGGTACAGGTTATGCAAGACTTGATACCGTTACTGTTGCCGGTACAAGTTTAGGCGGTGCAAGTCCTGCTAATAATATTACTATCACTGTAACAGCAGTAAATTCCACAACTGGAGCAATTACTGGATTTGAGTTTGCCGGAGTCGGAGCAGGTGGAAATTTTGTTGCAATTGCCAGCGGATCAAGAACCACTAATACTTCTATAAACGGTACTACCTGGAGTGAAAACTTACTAGCGTTGCCAAGTACTTCAAGTTGGACCGCACTAGCAGCAGGTAAACTAACTGTAGTTGAGACTGCCGGAACATTTGTAACCGGTAGATCGTATCGCATCACTTCATTAGGTAATACTGTATTCACCCTTATTGGTTCTGCAGCAAATATTGTAGGTACTTACTTTGTAGCTACCGGAGCAGGTTCTGGCACAGGTACAGCAACTCCAGTGGCTAATCATTTAGTAGCTGTTTCATCTAGTACCACAGTTAACGCATATTCAACCAATGGCGGAGTAACTTGGACTGCAGGTGGATCATTACCTGGTGGAATTTCAGGAACAGCAGTTTCAGTAGCCTACGGTGACGGTCGTTGGGTAGTCTTAGGTTCAGGTGGTACATCTGCTTATAGTACCAATGGTGGTGTATCTTGGGTAGCTGGCGGAGCAGTTGGATCAGGTACTTTTACTTCGATTGCCTACGGACAGGGTGTATTTGTAGCCATAACTACTGGTGCTACCACCACAAGAATTAGCACAGACGGTGGGCAAACATGGGGTGCAGGCGGTGCATTGCCCGCAAGTTCAACTTGGATTAGCATAGCATACGGTGCTAACAAGTTTGTAGCAGTGTCTACTGATGGCGCTGTGGATCCTGCTTATTCTGTAGACGGTGGAGTAACTTGGAGTAACTCTGGCGAAACAGGATATCTAGGTACAGGTACAATAACAAATGTGCGTTATGGACAAGGTGTATTTGTAGTTACAACTACTAGCAGCAACAATATGGTAAGTTCAGAAAATGGACTTAACTGGACTACCAGAGCAATAACTCGTGCCAGCGGTACCGGTGCATGGATTGCTGTTCATGGTAATCCTTCACAGTCAGGCATTTGGGTAATTATACCTTCAACATCAACTACAGCAGCATCGAGTGCTGTGCTCGGAGCTACGGCTAAAGCTCGAGTCTTTGTGTCAGAGAATAAAATATTTGCTATTAGAATTACAGATCCTGGATCAGCTTATGCATCCGCTCCAACTATTACAATTACAGATCCTAACAATTTGTTTGAAGCACCAACACAGATAAGAATAGGTAACGGAGCCTGTGCCAATGTCAGCTTTATTGATAGAGGTACTGGCTTTGATTCTGCTATAGTTGAGCAGGATACAGGTGATGGATTTGCTAATAACTTCCAAAGCGGTAAGTTTATGGGAGTTCGAAGATTGACCGGCACTCCGAAACCTGGTGCTAACGTGGTATTTGCTACTCAGCCAACTACCGTTTACAAACTAGTACAGGTTCTATCGGAATCAGGAGAGTTTGATGGAGCTAGATCAGCATTCTTCCAATTATCACCTGAGATGAGTGCGTTTAACAGTCCAGCAGATGGTACTGATATTACTACTAGAATTAGATATAGTCAAGTTCGATTGACAGGACACGATTTCTTAGATATCGGTACTGGTAACTTTGTAGAAACTAACTATCCAGGATTGCCTACACAAGTACCAATTCCAGCGAATGAAACAGTAGACAACAATGGCGGTCGTGTGTTCTTTACAAGTACTGACCAAGACGGTAACTTTAGAGTTGGCGACTTGTTTAGTATTGAACAAAGTACTGGTGTTGCAACATTGAATGCTGACGCATTTAATATCGCAGGACTATCGGAATTGAGCTTGGGTAATATCACACTAGGTGGTAATTCAGCAACAATTACAGAGTTCTCAACAGACCCGTTCTTAACAGCAAATTCAGATAATGTGGTTCCAACACAACGTGCTATTAGAGCTTATATTTCAGCACAGATCGGTGGCGGTGGTGCAGCATTAAATGTAAATAGCTTAGTGGCTGGATTTATTGAAATTGCAGGAACACGAATTACCACTACAACAGGTAGCACAATCCAAATGAAAGCTAACTTTAACTTCCAGGCCGGAGTAAGAGGTTACCCAGTAGCTTGGAATTACTTTTTAAATAATTAAACGGAGATTTTAAAATGGCAACAGGAAGATTAGGTACAGCTAACATTACATCAACTTCAGATACTACGGTATATACAGTACCAGCAGCTACGTTTTCAGTAGTATCTGTAAACATTGTAAATAGGTCTAGCTCAGCATCAGCACAAATAAGAATAGCTGTGGCAAGTTCAGCAACACCGTCAGCAGCCGAATATATCGAGTATGATTCGGCATTAGTAGCGAATGGAGTATTAGAGCGCACAGGTATTGTAATGGACACTGGCAAATTAATAGTTGTTCAAACCCCAACATCAACGCCTACATTAAGCGTAGTAGTTTACGGTATTGAAACTTCAACAGCATAAGGTAGATAATCATGGGAAGAAGAACAAGCGGTCAACAAGTTGGTCTACAGACAATTGGTAATGTGCAGGCTAATGCATCAACTTTAACAACTACACAAACCAACCAGAATCTTACATTGGATCCTAATGGCTCAGGAACAGTCGAAGTTCAATCTAGTGTTACCATTAACGGTGACATGAGTGTCGCTAACCAAGGCGATCTTAGATTACTAGAATCGTCAGGTAACGGTACTAATTATATTGCTCTTCAGGCAGCAGCAAGTATGGCTGCAAATTATACACTTACTTGGCCTTCAGCAGTAACAGGAACTAGTGGCTTCTTTCTATCATCAGATACTAGCGGTAACTTATCATGGTCTAGTGCTGCATCAGGAATACCTGTAAGTGATTCGGGATCTACTGCTACAGTGCATTATCCGTTATTTGGTACTGACGGTGGATCAGTTCCAACTACCTTAACACCTTTAGCTAGATCTAATTTATCTTTTGTTCCTAGTACAGGGCAACTTACTTCTACTATTGGTAGTTTTGCCAACGTAATAGGCGGCACAGCAAACAGTGGAACAGTTACTATTCGAGGAACAAGTTCATCTACTAAAGCCACAGCAAGTGTGTTAATGACCGATGGTGTTGCATCTTCGTCAACTACAACAGGAACTTTAGTTGTAACTGGCGGTGTAGGAATCAGTGGTCAAATGACTGCTGCTAGTATTGTTGAAACATCTAGTATTGCATTTAAAGAAAATATTAATCCTATCGATAACGCTCTAGAATTAGTTATGCAACTAGCAGGTGTTACATATGATCGTAAAGACAGCAAAGAACACGAAGCAGGTCTAATCGCGGAACAAGTATATAAAATTATTCCAGACTTAGTTAGTCTAGATGCTAACGGTAAGCCACATGGTATTAAGTATACTAAATTAACTGCATATTTACTTGAATCGATTAAAACTCTCAAGCAAGATATAGAAAAATTAAAAGGGTAATTGATGGCAAATTTACAAAGTCTAACACTTGGGTCTTCAGGTTATCTTAAATTACCGTCTGGGACATCTGATGAAAGACCCGGCGATGTTATAACATACTTTACCGAAGTAGGAACAACTAACTGGAGTGTACCAACAGGTGTAAGTTCAGTACATGTTCTAGTAATCGGCGGTGGTGGTGGTGGTGGTCAATCACACATTGGTGGTGGCGGTGGTGGTGCCGGTGGAATGGTAGAAGCCCCAGCATATCCGGTTAGCCCAGGAGGCACTGTTTCAGTTACAGTTGGAGCTGGCGGATCTGGAAGAAACGGTTCAGGAGCAATAGGCCCAGGCAACGATACCAAAGGAGCTCCTGGCGGAAATTCTGTGTTTGGTGTAATTACTGCATTTGGTGGTGGGGGTGGTGGATCTTGGAATACACCCGGTAGTGGTGCTGGATTGCCAGGCGGATCAGGCGGCGGAAGTTCACAGCCCACAGCCGGAGCAAGCGCAAGCCAAACAAGTTTTCCAGCAGTAGGCGGTACAGGTTACGGAAATGCAGGCGGCAGTGGTGCAAATAATCCATCATACGGATCTGGTGGTGGTGGTGGAGCCGGCGCAGCTGGACAAAATGGAACAACTACCAAAGGCGGCGACGGTGGCATTGGCCGTCAAAGTTCTATCACCGGAGTGTCAACATATTATGCAGGTGGTGGTGGTGGTGGTACTTATGAACCTTGGCGCAGTGGCGGCACAGGTGGCCTAGGTGGTGGCGGACATTCAGGCCAATCAGATTATTATACGTCTGTTGAAACAGAAATGACTGGAGGGATGCCCACAAGTAGAAACAGTCCCGATTCTGGATTAGCACATTTTCAAATGAAAAAAGGTTCAGGAATGCCTGGACAAAGAAATACCGGAGGCGGAGGAGGCGGAAATAACAGCCATTACCAGCCAACAGATTTTGGTGGTTGGGGTGGCCCAGGATTAGTTATTGTTAGATATACCCCTCCAGCCGTAGTTACTCCTGTTGCTGGAATGACTCGTTATAATACTGATGGTAACTTTCAAGAAATCTACGACGGAACCAGATGGAAACCTGTAATTAGAACAGTAGTTACTTACTCCGCCGGCTCGGCAGTGTTTAACGTACCGCTTGGAATTAACAACGTTGATGTATTGGTTGTTGCAGGTGGTGGGTCAGGCGGTAGTCGAAACAGTGGTGGTTTCCACACAGTTGGCAATCCCGGCGGGGGCGGCAACGGCGGAACAGACGGCGGTGGTGGTGGTGGCGCTGGCGGCATGGTTGAAGTATTCAACTATCCAGTTATTCCAGGCAGTCAAATTAGACTGCACGTGGGTATGGGTGGACGCCAAATGCTTGAAAATAATAGACAGCAAGTTGGTCAACAAGGTCAACCAAGTCAGTTTGGTGACTTAATTGCTATCGGCGGCGGCTTTGGCGGCTGCGGCCCTGGTGGCCCTTCAGCTAACGGCGGAGCTGGCGGATCAGGCGGTGGAGCTGGCGGTGGTGGAACCCCTGGACCAGCTACAAACGGTGGAGCCGGAGTGCAACCAAACATACCAGGAATGTCCGGCACTTTTGGTTACGGTTTCCGCGGCGGTAATAACCCACTTGTTGCTACATATACTGGTTCGGGTGGTGGCGGTGCAGGTGGCATTGGGGGTCAAGGCGGTAACGGAAACGTTGCTCCTGGCGGTGCCGGCCGAGCAAGTTCTATCACCGGATCTCCTGTGATATATGCCGGCGGTGGTGGCGGTGGTGGCGGTGGCCCTGGCAACGCAGCGGGCGGAGCTGGCGGATCAGGTGGTGGAGGTGTTGGTGGTTATGCGTTTGGAGACCGAAGCGGACAAGACGGAGCATCTGGACAATTCGGAACTGGTGGCGGTGGTGGTGGTGGCGCTGGAAACCCACAAGGATATAGCTATCCCGGTTCACCGTCATCTGAAGGCGGATTTGGTGGCGCTGGCGGCCCTGGAATTATTATAGTTCGTTATTGATCTGCAGGGTGGGAGGGATACTTCTCCCACTGCTGCTCAGAAGTCATTGTTCGACTTTGAGGACCTAGGCCTAACATTGGCCTAGTGTCATATTTAAGTTCTTGTTTTTTTCCGTTTTTCTTTACATAGAACATAAATGCATTGATTTGTTCTTTTCCTAAATAGGGTTTACGCCAATGAGCTAGTTCATTGCCCATATACATTATAGCATCTCCTGGCTCTTGTTCAACTGTGATAATATTCTTATCTCGATTTTCTATTTCTAAAAACCAATTAGGGCAACCAGGATCTACAGAAATACAGCAAGATACTGAGAATTCACTGCTAGATCGATCTGTATGTTTTTTCATCTCGGCACCTTGATAATAAATTCTTGCATAAGAGTATGTAGGATATACCTCTTCTCCTATTACATTTTCAACTGCAGATTTTATTAAACTGTTTGACAGTGCTTCAAAACACAACGGAGAATACCAAGAAAATGATTTTTGAACCATTTCGTCCCCAAAAGGAAATCGAGGATTCAATGCATCAGGTCCTTTATATGTTGGATTATGTTTATTATAATCTAAGGCTATTTCTCTGGCAATTCTAAATTCTTCTGCCAGTAGTTTGCACACATCCTTAGATATGGCATTTTTAATAATTTCATAACCTTGTTCTTTAAAAGACATATTATTTTCCTATTAATAAATTAAATTCTGGAAGATATAAAAAGTTTATTTCAGAATTATTTAGAGTATCCATTGCCTGTTCAATAGTTTCTACAATACAATCACCTGCAAGATTAAATGAAGTGTTGAATAATATTGGAATGCCTGTTAGCTCTTTAAATGATTGTATTAACTGATAGTAATGACTGTTTTGTTTTTGATCCACGGTTTGTATTCTACAAGTTCCGTCAACATGTATAATACTAGGAATGAGATTTTTTTTATTATCCAGTACATCTACGGCAAACATCATAAATGGACTACTATCTAATCCTCGTAAATCAAACCATTGATTAACGTCTTCTAACAAAATACTGCCAGCAAATGGTCTAAACCATTCTCTTTGCTTAACACGATTAACATAATCTTTGCCGTCTGGATCTCGAGGATCATATAAAATGCTTCTATTTCCTAGTGCTCTTGGGCCTGCTTCGCTCTGACCCTGAAAAATTGCAACTATATTTTTTTGAGATAATAATTCAGCAACACTTTTATAATTCACGGTTTGAATAGTATTATTTTTAGCTATTTTCTTTATTTCGTCAGCGGAATAAGATTTAGTCGGCCCGTAGTATATTGAATTTTGTTTTCTAATAGTACAGTCATTAGTAGTGCTGTGCCATATATACTTGGCAGCACCTAACGCTGTTCCTGCATCGCTTGAAATAGGTTCTATATAAATGTTAATATCTGTAGGTAGGTCTTTTAGATATTCATAATTAGCTACACAGTTTAGAAAAAATCCACCAGACAAACATAAATTTTTCTGATTAGTTGTACTAATTAATCTTAGGATTTTTTCTTTAACATATTGTTGTGTCTCCAACTGCAAAGCTCTAGCAAAATTTGCCTGTATTTGAAAATCTGTTGTATCTAAATATGGATAATTTTTAGTGTTTAGGTATACTTTTCTAAGATCTGAACTATGTACTGTGAATAAATCTTTATTAATAATTCCGTCTATAATAATAGGAGGAATATTTAAATCTTCAACACCATATGATGCCATGCCCATCACTTTTCCAGCATCTAGTTCATGAAATCCAAAATGTAATGCTGTTTTTTGAAAAGCTAATGCTGGGCTTATAAAATCAACAATTCGAATTTTATCATTTAAGCTGGTGTTACACACAAAAGGAACTAGAACTTCTTTTTCTACTAATTCAAAATTACAAGGATAAGTGGCTGTAAATGCTGAAAATTTCTCTCGTCCATACGACCCAGGTAAAAATCTATCATCACTGATATAAAATTCTGATCCCATGCCATCTTCGATAATACACAACGCTTCAGAAAATCCCGAATTGTAAAATGCACAGGCCGCATGCATCAAATGGTGCTCTTCCCAAAAATCAACTATTTGTTGTTGACTATTAAAGAATGACTTATCTAGATGTCTGATAAATGTGCTATAAACATCTTGCTCAATGAAAGATTCTGCAGGAACAGTTTTTCCAACCCCAGCTATTCCGATATATTCGATATTTTTAACATATTGAGGAATTTGAGATAGTGATTGAAATGGAAATCCGTCAAATTTAATGTTAGAAAACCTTTCATTTTCGATATGAAATTCAATTTTTCCGTTCTTTAACAGAGTTACCGCAGAGTTATGTACTCTACTAATTCCAACGATATTTGTCATCAAGTATTTAACCGAGCACTTTATTCACACAAAAAAAACACATAAACTGAACAGTTCTTTGACATAAATAGTTGAATAAATCAATATTTCCGTTTTTAGAGGATTAAAATGGCAAAATTACAAAATACGCTTGTTGCAGGAACCGGAGCTATAACTCCATCGTCTGGAACTGAAGGCCAACGGCCAGCCGACACTATAGTTTCATTTACTAGTACTGGTTCAACTACTTGGACCTGTCCTACAGGTATAACATCTGTAGAAGTGCTAGTAGTTGCAGGAGGTGGAGCTGGTGGCACATCAAACGCAGCAGGAGGTGGCGCAGGCGGGCTAATCTACAGACCAAAATATACAGTAGTTCCAAATACAACATACAGTATATCAGTAGGGGCTGGAAACACTAATCCACAACGTTTTCCAGTAGATAATGCTTCACATAAAGGCGGTAATTCAAGTTTTGATACGTTGATTGCATTAGGTGGCGGTAACGGTGGCGGAGACGACAGTCCTGGAATTCCTGGAGGATCTGGTGGTGGATCAGCAGACAATCCAAATATGCTAGGTGGAACAGGGTTGCAATCAACCAGCGCCAGCGGTGGATACGGATACCCCGGCGGCAATACAGTAAGTTGGAACAACGACGGTGGTACTGGCGGTGGTGGGGCAGGTGCAGCAGGAAGACACCATGGTGAAACACCAAGTTATGATGGCGGTACCGGATTGTTATTTGACATTTCGGGTACAGCAACTTTTTATGCCGGCGGCGGTGGTGGGTTTCGAAGAGATATTACTGGCTACGGACCTCCACAAGGTTCAGGCAGTCCAGTAGCTTCTGGTAGTGGACGAAGCGGCGCAGGTGGCCGCGGAGGTGGCGGCAATGCTGGTGAAACTGGCGTAGCAGGAGCAGCTAATACTGGCGGGGGTGGTGGTGGCAGTGGAACTGGGACTGGCGGTAATGGTGGTCCTGGAGTTGTAATTTTACGTTACAATACAGAAATAGGTGGATCTTCAGTAGGTTCAACTCGATATAACTCAACATTAGCTCGATTAGAAATAAGACAAGAAGGAAGATGGATTCCAGTTAATAAATTAATTCAAACTTTCAATTCTTCTGGCACATTTAATGTACCAACAGGTGTACAAATAGTTGATGTTTTAGTTGTTGCTGGAGGTGGTGGTGGTGGGCAAGACGTTGGTGGAGGCGGTGGCGGAGGCGGAGTTGTTGAAGCATTCGATTTCCCTGTAAGTCCAGGAAGTGCCATACCAGTAACAGTCGGCGGAGGAGGACAGGGTTCTCCTTGGCCAGGCACATCAGGTCATGGCCAACCAGGCGGCAACTCTTCGTTTGGACCACTAACTGCAATTGGCGGTGGCGGTGGCGGATCCTGGGCTGGTAATGCTGGACAAGGCGGAGGCTCAGGTGGCGGTGCAGGTTCATCGCCAGGGTCCTGGGATTTTGACGGTAATGGTGCTGGCAACCAACCAACTGTTTCAAATCAATATGCTAGAAATTATGGAAATCCAGGCGGAAGATCTGCTGCCGGTAACGCACCGTTATACGGTCGTGGAGGCGGTGGTGGTGGGGCCGGAGAACCGGGTCATCCTGCTAGAGGACATACAGGATGGGGAGACGGTGGTGATGGTATAGCTAGTACTATATCCGGATCAACAGCATTCTACGGTGGAGGTGGTGGTGGTACTAACGACCAAGGAACTCTATCAACATACGGCGGAAGAGGTGGCGGCGGAAGAGGATCACAAAACGCTCAACCGGCAGAAGCACAACCTTGGATGCCTGGAACAGCCAATACCGGTGGCGGTGGCGGTGGTGGAACTAATAACGGAGCTCCGGGTGGATCCGGTGTTGTTATTGTTCGTTTTTAAGATTTAATTATTAGTTGAAATCCAACCACTAGCAATTTTTGATAAAACTGCAGCCCGTTGATTATGAGGAATTCCATAATCGTGAAATAGATAATCTTCGGGCGAAGTTAATTGATAACGATCTGGTTTGTTTGAATACTCATTAAAAATTGATGATAAACTTTTTGTTTTTAATCCGTACTTCGAAATATTACAGCTAAGTGTATAATCGTCTAACAAGTGCATGTTATCCATGCCTTTACTTTTTTCCCAGTTAGTAACTTTAATATTTTTAACCAGTTCCTCTGGAGATTCTTCTAACGGTCTCCATAAGTCTCGACACCAGTTTGAAGCAACAGCAAACCAATTACCAATTCCGATGTGTCTACCGTCACGCTGAAACCATTCGTTGGTTTTGAATCTAACAGGAGCAAGATCAAAAGCTGCAAACATCACTGTATCTTTTTGTAAAAGTGCTGTCGGATCAAAAAAATCAGGATGTACTAAACAGTCAGCATCTAAAAATATGTTCCAGTCGTTGTTGTGAATCGCACTAAGGTTGTATATTTGTAATTTTTCACAAGGTGCAGGATAATTAGGAAATTTTCTTTCTGAAATAATATGAAAATCAGCACCAATTTTATCTGCCCACGCTTGCATTGCCGGAAAAGTAATTGATGTTATGTCAGTACGATAATTGTCCACTGATAAAGTATAAACTGTTTTTTTCATTTATGATAACGTAGTATTAAAATTTGTATTAAAAGAAATTGAAATTCTATCAGTGTCTTGAGTGTTTGGTTCAACATAGTGTTGTAACCAGGCTGGAAATATTACTAGTTTTCCAGGGTTTGGAACCACACTAAATCTAGCAGAAGTAAAATTATTATATTCTCCAACATGATTCGGAGTTAGATGATATTGATGATTAATAGCAGGATGTTGAAACACAATATTGCCATCATTGCCTGAAGTGGAAACATAGTACACACCAGAAAATACACTGTTTTGATGTATGTGCGGTCGATTAAAACTTCCTAAAGAATTTATATTAATCCACATATTCATAATCTTTATTTCTGCTGGAATCTTTAATCTAAATGTCTCATGAAGAAATTTAGTTCTTTCTAAAATTTCGTTGTAAAGTTTTAAAATTTCAGGATGTGTATTAGCAAAATCAATGTCTTCACTCTGCCACCCTTTGACATTGCTACAAAGTCGACCTGATGATTGACTTTTTAATTTAACAGCATATTTGCAAATAGCAGAATTATCAATAGAGGTTAAATCTTCAGCCGCAATAGGCGACATAAAACAATGATCAATAATCATTAAAACTCAATCCACCCAGTGATAACATATTTAGATTCAGTTAACGGAGGATTTCCTCTATGGGTATGAGTAAATCCAGCTGGCCACAACAGTAATTGATTTTTCGTAGGTTTAAATCTCTTTTTAAGATACAAAAACTCTGTTTCTCCGCCGTCATCGATGTCGTTGAGGTACAGCATAAATGCAAACAGTCTTGTGCAAGATTGGCGTTCGGCCGCTTCAGTATGCCATCGGTGATAGCCTTCACCGGGGTCAGTTTTTTGAATTTTTATATCGTAAATTTTATGTTCGCCGAACTCTGACAGAATGCTGTATTTTTTAGCATATTCTGTATAACAAAATGCCCAAAAACATGCGGTAAAATCATGATTTACATAGTGTATTCTTACATCTTTGGTCCACGACCCTGTTATTAAATCGTGGGATGTATCAGCTATCATATGTTTTGGTATTTTTGCATTAGAATCTCTAGTACGGACTAGATTGTTTGCTTCTAGTTCTTTATAGTATTCAATGTATTTGTCACACATTTCTTCCGGAAATGCATTGTTAAAAACTCCGATAAAATCTTCGGTTATTTCAAAATTAAAAGTGTTGGTATTGTTCATAAACATACTTATTTCAAACAAGATTTTCTTTACATATTTCTGAAATAAATAGAAGCGTAAAATAGATAAATAATAGCATATTCCAAAAACTAAGGAAATTTAAAAACAATGGCTACACTTCAGAATACAGATATTGCGGGTAATAGTTTTCTAGAGTTACCAGCTGGAAATACCTCCGAGCGACCAGGTAGTCCTGTAACAGGCATGGTACGATTTAACACTGAGCTAGGTGTATTAGAAACTTGGACAGGATCGGCCTGGGCAGCAGCAGTCCAAAGAAAAGACGGAAAGTTTACCGCGGTTAGTTTTAGAGATCCGGGTAGTTACACATTTACAGTGCCAGTGGGTGTTGATTTTGTGCAGGTATTGGTAATTGCCGGTGGCGGCGGTGGCGCCAATAGACACGGAGGTGGCGGCGGTGCTGGCGGAATGATTGAACAGTATTACTATCCTGTAACTCCGGGCGGATCAGTTCCGCTAACTGTAGGTGCAGGTGGCCCAGGCAATACGGGCCCTAATCCTCATGGCAATCCCGGAGGACAGGGTGGCCCTTCATCATTCGGATACCTAACTGCAATAGGCGGTGGTGGTGGAGTCAGCGACGGAAATAGTCCAGTACTACCGGGCGGATCTGGAGGAGGCGGCAGTCACAATCCAGGTAACATTTCTGGAACAGGCCGTCGCTGGGACAACAATAGTGATTATTATCAAGGATATCCAGGCGGCGGAGCATCTAATGGTCCAACTACTGTTGGTGGTACTGGGCCTTTTCCTGGTACTAATCCACCACATGCAGGTGGGGGCGGAGGTGGTGCAGGCGCCGCAGGACAGCCAAGTTTTGATCCAACACACAATGGAAACGGCGGAATTGGTCGAGTAAGTTGGATTACCGGTGAAGCAAGATGGTATGCCGGTGGCGGTGGCGGTGGCAGTCATGCAGGACAAACACATGGCGGTCAGGGTGGATTAGGAGGCGGCGGACGCGGAGGCGGCCACGCACAACCAGGTGTTCCGGGCACAGGTGGCGGAGGCGGCTGTTTTAGTAACAACAATCCAGCCGGCGGCACTGGTGGAGACGGAATTGTAATTGTTAGATGGACAGAAAAAGGACCTTTATGAAATCTACAGCAGAAATTAAAGAAATGTACAAACGTTTTAAAATTTATACATGGAATGATACTATTCCAAATTTATATTTAAAATGGAATCAGTTAAATCCTGGATTAGCATTTTCGGTAGAATTTAACAGCGATTTAAATCTAGCCTGTTTTCATACCAACGGAATCGCAGATTTTGAAACAGATGAAGATATGAGAAGTAAAATTGGTGAACTTGAATAATTTATTTTTTTAAAATAACATTAACATTCATATTCACTCTAAGACAGGTATTTACTGGATTAGATTGTGTGTGATATATAGATCCGTCGAATAATACACAAGATCCTTTTTTAGGTGTTACTCGACGGATTATTTTTAAATTTTCTTTTGTTAGATCAGTTGGAGTTTCAAAAAATATAGTGTCTCCATCTGAATCATTAATATAATATAATAATACATGATGTGGATCTGGTATATCTACATGAGGTCCGTTAAAGTTATCGGGTTGATATCCTGGCACAGGTGTAGTTATGCTTAGTTTTATTCTTAATAACTCTTCAATTTTAACATTAAACTTTTCAGCAATATCATTAACTAGATGCTTCAAGCCTAACTGTTCTTCGTAGTATACAGAGTTGGCTTTTCCGTCACGATATGCAACATGAGAAAATCCTCCAGTTTTAAAAAATCTCTTATCGTAAACTTCCCCGTTAAATCCGCTAATATTTTCATAATAAAAATACGGCATCTCTGTAGTGGCTATTTTTTCAAGATAATCTTGTAGATCTTTCGGTATAATATTTTCTATAATTTGAATCATCTAACACCACCACGCACTAGTTCCAACATTTTTTTATGAGAAATCCCAACAGTTTCATTTAAAAACTTTACGTGATTTAATTCAAATGCATAGTCGGCATATTTGTGATTTTTTTCACTGAGCATGTCATATTCATGTTTAATCGACGATATATCAAACAATTCGAGACCGTGCAATATCATGAGGAAATGCATGTCTTTAAATAATTGATAGTGAGTTTTACCTGTAAAATCTTCCCTAATTGGTAAATGATGTTTCCAAATTTTAAGATTTTCTTCTAGAGATTCAGGCAACGGTAAATTCGCCACTTCTTTCCAAAACTCTGTATCTCTTCTTTTACAAATAAAATGCAATACTACAAAGTCTCTAATGTTTTCAAGAAGTTCTGTAACAGATTTATTATACTGATTAACAACTGCGTCATTATAATTAATTAATCGATGCATCAACATAAAAGTCTGCTGTATGGTGGTACCAATACTCGATGCCTCTATAGGCTCAACAAAACTCGCACTTAGTCCAATAGCACAGCAATTTTTAATCCATACACGGTCAATTCTACCTGGATCAAATTTAATAACTTTGCCAATTTCAACTTCGTGACCAATATATTCTTCGGCTTCTTTTTTAGCATCTTCTTCCGATACGTGCTGATCATTAAAAATATATCCGTTGCCCCATCTTCCCCACACCGGAGTTCTGAACATCCAACCGTGTTTCATCGCTTTGCTTGTAGTATACGAGTTGTATTCGTTAGTATCGGGTGTTTGAAAAACCATAGTAGCATTTGTTTTTAGATACTTACTGTAGCTTACCCACTTTGCACCTAGTTTAGAAATCAATACTTTTTTAAATCCAGTGCTATCAATATAAAAATCATATTCATATTTTGATTTTTCTCCGGTTAACGTAGAAATTTCTCCATCTTCATTGATAGCAACATCTAGAATTTCATCGTCGATGATAGTAATACCTTTACGATGGGCTATTTTTGTTAGATACGAGTTTAATCCAAATGTGTTGAAGTGGAATTGATTAGTAGGAAATTCGTTTGGTCTGGCAATAAACCATGTGTTAATTTTACTTTCCCAATATCTGGTACTAGACATGTGCTTAGAATCGAGTCCTTGACTAATTTGTCTTCCATAGATTAATGGGTATTGTGCCGATTGTTGATCATATCCTGTTTGAATACTATGCATAAAATCCGGAACTCCCCAGTCTTTAAACATTGTACCTGCTTTGTATGTAGCACCAGTTTCGGTTATCATCTCGTACTGATCTAAACCCACAATATCCATGAATTCTTTCCAATGTTCAGTACTTCCTTCACCTACTCCAATAATGCCAATTTTCTTGGAACAAATAATATCTATCTGCATCGAGGGAAATCTAGATTTAAGAATTAGTGCAGAAACCATTCCGGCTGTGCCGCCACCAACTACTACAATTTTTTTAATATCTTTCATTTAAAACACCCAAGACACAAAACTGTGTCTTGTTCCTTTAGTTATCGGAGTAATTTTGTGAGGATATAGAAATATACTAGGAAAAATAATTATGTCTCCTTTGTTTAATGTGTACGTTATATCCTCAAATAATACTAACTCGCCGCCTTCATAATCATTATTCAACAAACCTATAATAGATAATACAGGGATTCCCTTTATTGTTCCGTCAAAAATATCAGAAATATGATCACAGTGATTAACCATCTGTGTTCCGACTTCGTATTTGTTAAATTTAATAGGTGTATATCCGTTCCAACTATTATACCATGAAAAATTAGCGGTATCACTAAAATATTTTTTTAGGCATATGTAAACAGTTTCCATTAATTCTTTGTAACAATCTCTATTAAAAAATGCATTATTATCTAAATGAGGACTGTATGTTTCCGGATCGCCTACCTGACTTATTTTATTTTCATGATAATTTACAAATTCGTGTTTACTAAATTTAATAGTCTTCAACGATTCTAAACTTGCATCACTTAAAGAATCGGGTATTACATTGTTAAAGATTTTAACGTAAGAAGTTAGTTCTTTATTCATTTCGATTCTCTTATTTTTTTGATGTATTCTTTATGGGTAATTGACGGCATAGTTTTTTCGTAGTGCCGAATATTGGTTAATAATTTATCTGCGTGATCGTGTAATGAACTTTCTAAAGCATTATATTCTTTTTTAATACTATCAGAATTAAATAATCCAAGGCCGTGCAACACCATTGTAAAATTATGTTCTTTAAACAAAGAATAATCACTCTGACTATTAAAATCTTCCCCTATCGGTAATTTATGTTTCCATATTTCTAATCGATCGGCAAGAGTATCCGGAATCGGCATTTCAGCCACATCCTTCCAAAACTCAGTGTCTTTTTTATTAGTGATATAGTGCAACGCCACAAAATCTCTAATATTATCTAAAATAGTATTAACTGATTTGTTGTATCGTTCGATAGTTAAATCGTCATAGTTAGCTAATCGATGCATTAATAAAAATGATTGTTGTATAGAAGTTCCAATGCTCGACGCCTCCATTGGCTCTACAAAGCTAGCACTTAGTCCAATAGCACAGCAATTTTTAATCCATACTTTGTCCAATGCACCCGGATCAAATTTAAAAGTTTTGTTTATTTCAATGTTATGACCAAAATATTTTTCTACTTCTATTTTTGCTTCTTCCTCAGAAATATAGTCGCTGTTAAAAATGTAACCATTGCCATGTCTACCCCAAACCGGTAATCGAAATAACCACCCAGCCTTCATAGTTTTTGCCAAAGTCCAAATATTATAATTGTCTGTATCGGGTGTTTGAAACGCAATCGCCGAATTTGCTTTTAAGAATTTACTATAAGATTGCCATTTTGCTCCAAGTTTAGAAATCAAAATTCTTTTAAATCCAGTGCTGTCGATGTAGAAGTCATATTTGTACTGGTTATATTCTCCAACGAGATTATCTATGCCGCCGCTGTTATTGAGATTTACATCTAATATCTCGTCATCTATGATACCTATACCTATCGACATTGCTTTATTAGTTAAAAATTCGTTGAGCTTTCGAGTGTTAAAATGAAACTGTACTGACGGGCACTCTTTTGGATTGTCAACAAACCAAGTATCTACTTTATTTTCCCAGTAACACTTTAAAGAAATATCTGACGAGTCCACACCGTCGCCGATTAGTTTGCCATATAGATAAGGATATTGACTTATTGATTGTGTAAATTCTTTTTGAACGCTATGAAAATAAGGCTTTTCGGACCAGCCTTCGAACATAATACCTAATTTACAGGTAGCATCTGTTTCTTTAATTAAAGTATAAACATCGATGCCCATAAATTTTAAAAACTCGTTCCAGTGCTCAGTACTTCCTTCGCCGACTCCGACTATTCCAATTTTATTAGATTGTATAATATCTATTTTTATTTTTGGAAATCGAGTTTTAAGAATTAATGCAGAGACAAATCCCGCGGTTCCGCCACCTGCAATTGCTATCGAGTTTATTTTGTTCATACCCTATTTAATAAAGTTATACCACCCTGTGATAATATATTTGGTTTCTTCGGGTGCTTTTATTCCTCTATGAGTATGTGTCCAATCCGCTGGCCAAATTACTGTTAATCCTTTCGTAGCCACAGTTTCAGTATTCTGATGAAAAAATTTTGTCCCGCCACCTACTTTGATAGAATTTAAATACGTCATAAAAACAAGATGTCTCGAACTATTAGGGTACTGGCATGACCCACGTTCGGTGTGAAAATCCAAATATCCGCCACCGGGATTATATTCTTGTATCTTAACATTTTCAATTATAGAAAACGGTCCGTAATTATTACAAAAAGGGTATAACTTAATATAAGCATCTAACGATTGTTGAAGTTCTTTGAAATACGGAATTAATTTCTCGCTGGTCGGACTATGAATTGATTCGATACTATTTTTACTATTATGATTTGATTGATTATCTAATCCAGGAGTTGCAATAGTTCCTGAACTTTTCATTGACGTTAAATGCAGAGAAATCAGATCATCGCATACTGTTTCTGAAATCATTGTTAGATTAATAAAGTTATTCATGATTGTTTTTTACATACATAATCGCTAATAACAAACAGTAAGGTAGTTCTAGGTTCAGCATTGCCAATAAAAAAGTTATCGGGCTTATGAAAAATTTTAGAATCATAAGTCACTAATCGATTATACATATTACCAATAGTTAAAGTTTTTTCAAATAAAGAATTATGCGACGTGACTGCGTCAGAATACACAGTTTGATCAATAGGTAAATTTTTATTAAAATCTTCTCTAATAGCTGCTACATCTGGAATATCAGATGTCTTGGGTGCATAAAAAGATGTTCCGGCAGAAAAATTAGCTATTCCCTTATTAAGATAGCATACTCCTGCTAGCAATTCGTGATCGACATGTACCCAACCTTGGTTAAACGGATCGTTAATATTTTGAGAATACAGTGGGTATCTATGAAAGCGTATGTCAATGGTCATAGACACAATGTCTTTATAAATTTGCGTAACAAGAGATTCTATAAAATCGTTGGCAAAATTTAAACACATTGAGTTTTTTGATGTAGCAATATTTTCTGTACGAACTCCGGGAAAAGATTTACTAGTTACAGTATATTCTAATGAATCAGCTAGTTCTAAAACCGTATCCGGATCTGCAAAAAAATTATTTTTACAAAATAAAAAATCCGAATACGGGTGCATTATATTAACTGTTGTTTTTTATGTGTTCTACAAGAGTATCCAATTTTCTAACATCTTCAGACACGCCAATTAATGGATAATGTACATTATCGATATCGGTTCCTACCTGAACCCAACCTTGTACAGCACAATAAATTCCTGCAGCCTGGCAGGCCTGAAAGAATTTACTTTGTGATAGATCATATCTTTTGGGTTCTTGAACTTTAAATCGCTGTTTAATAAGTTCGGCTAAATTATCTTGACCGAAACTTTTTACAAATCCCGCAATTTCTTCTGCTGCTTTTTTATGGTCTTCATTAATACTGCCATAATCAAATGTTGGAATTAAATTTTCTGACATAACTACTCCTAAATAAAATTAAAATTAATTACTAATCGGGTATCGTGATTATTAGGATGACGCCCGGAATGATAATACTTACCATCAAATACAACAAATCTACCTTTCTTAGGTTCTACTGTTTTAATAATTTTATATTCACCGTTTAGCTCTTTAAAAAAAGTAGTATCTCCGTCTGAATTGTTTACATAATAAATCGCAACTTTGTGTTTCTGATTGGAATCAATATGCGGTGTATTATAAAATTCTACATTATTGTGATTTTTTTGAGGTTGAAGATTACATTTTATTCGATAAAATCCTTCAATTTCTATATGAGATTTATTTACAAGTTGTTCAAATAAAGAATTTATAATTGAAAAATGCGGAGATTTTATTTCACCCTCGACTATAACTGTATGAACTAACTGAATATGATCTTTAATTTTTAAATTGGTAGATTTTAAAGAACTATGAGATGTTGGATCGACGGTATAGTTGTTTGGCGTGTTAGAAAGATACCATGGAAAATTAGAATCTGTTAATAGTTGTTCAATTTGATTCTGCATTTCCATTGATATACAATCATCGTAGATATTAATATCTTCACTATCGATCATTTATAGTCGTTGAAAAGTCTTTGGGATACCAATAATAGGACGACCATCATACATGTTTTGATACGGGCCGGTTGCATCATTATAATGTAAAAATGTTTGAGCATGGCACAGACCTTTAAATTTTTCTCTCCAATGATCAACTTCACACCCGCGATATACAATTAAATCGCCAGGTTGTAATGAAATAGGAGCAGAATCTTGTCCAGGTATTTGTGTAGTTTCAACCCAAATATCCCAATTATAATCTGGATCTTTTTCTTGATCTATATTACTATTGTTATATCCGAGACACAGTGTAGCACTAATCTCACAGCTTGGCCGATCTCTATGGCGAACTAATTCTTCCCCTAATTGATATAATCTCCAATAGCTATATGTTGGAATCAAATTCAGCCCAGTATATTTTTCAATCATAGGCCGAGCAGTAGCAAGTAAGGTATCCATTAATACATCGCCGTATGCACTATAACTGCTAGGAGCTTGAGAATCTCCAAAAGTTCCATCCCAGTCGGCGTTGTAATTTTCTAAGTCAAATGTAGTTTTAAAATCGATTTGTTGAACTTTAGCAAGACAATATTGATAAACAAGGCCAACAATATTGGGATCTAGAAAATTACGAACAACTACATATTTGTGATTTTTAAAATATTCTTGAATGTCTTGTGTGTTTTTGTCTATCATTTCCATGGTTTTCCTAAGCTCCATAATACCAAACTGTATCTAGTTCCTCTTGTTACAGGAGTTACACAATGATTAACAAATCCGGGAAACACAACAATGCTTCCTTGCGGTCGTATTTCTACGCATTCGTGATATTGATCACCGTCAACATGAGATCCAAAGTCAAATTTTAAATTACCGCCATCATAATCGCCTGGTTCATTAAGATTAATAGTCAAGCTAATCTTTCTGACTTTTCCAACCATATTATTATTTGTAGTGTATTTTCCTGGTAGTTTCCCATCCGGCTTGAGAGGTAACTGCGTTATTCCGTGAATATACCTTCTAAAGATTCCAAATTGATCACTGTCTCCATCTTTATGCCAAGAATAAAATTGTCCAGGATTATATACAGTAAATTGAAAAGGTTCAGAGAAATCCCATTGCCAATTCCAGCCAGCATTTTTATTTGCTTCGTGTATAAAAGGATGAATAGTGTCATATAACCATTCGTCGTCTAACCAAGCGGTTTCGCTATCTCTAACATAAAGTTCTTTGGTATTGACGCCTTCTTTTTTTAATTCTTGACGCGAAAATTCTCCCTGCGGCTTTGTTACTCCAGGGGATCCTTTTTGAGTTTCTCCGAATGTATAAGCATTTGTACTGAATCCTGCTGCTTTATCTGCTTCAATTTTTGCTTTCCCTAACTCAATAATTTTTTGACAAATTTCTGGGGTTAAGGCCGATTTAAAATAATAATAAGTATTTTTAAGTTCCATTAAACGAACGTCCTTGAATAATCATCCTATATTTATGGGGAGTTTTTTAAAAAATTTTAAAAGTGGCCACTCTTATGTTGGCGCCACTAATTTTATTTTTAAATCCAACTGTTTTCTAATAGCCGAAATTTTATCTCGCATTTCGTTGCCCATAGTGGGCAGTTGTTTGGCATAGACCATGTCCACATACATATTATCCATATTTTTAACTTCGTAGATTAGGTCGTTGAGTAATTTTTTTGCCGCTAATTTTTCCTGCTCGTTGACAATTTTATCTATAGCATCGTTATATCGAGCAAGATCGTTTTTAAATCTTTCAGTATGTTGAAGCATTGTGTTCTAACTCCATTATGGTATCAATTTTAGTTCTAATAATAGCGTTATTTAATGTAATTTTTAACCCTGTGTGTAATTGTTTAGGCAGATGATCTAAATCGGCCCAACATATTGTAGATGATGCAGTAGTTAAAAATTCATTGTCAACTAGACAGACATAAGTGCCGTATTCAAAGCCTCGATCTTCTGATAGGTATAATTCGATAGGTAATATCCGACCTTGACAGTAGCTGTCTAACAGTACACGGGCATCTTCTAACAACGGTCCAGATCTTGCGAATGTAGGCACAGTCCACTTAGAATCTTCTAAGATTAACAATATCCTACCTGTAGTTTTGGCTAAAAATAATAATCCGGCACGCTGTTGCATGCACATACTTAGCTTAGACTAGTTTGAAGTTCCAATCTCCTGGGCCGTATTCGCCTTCAAATGCCTTGAGCCACTGCTCTCCGTCCCACTTGTATTTGATACCAGTGCGAATATTTTGGATTACTATGTTAGCATCCGCTTCTGCAGGATCCCAGATAGTACTCCATTGACTGCCAGTCCACTCTATGATAGAGTTGGCTGCAATCACAGGATCAGTGCCATCTTGATTAACCCAAGAGCTATCGTCGTTGCTAGGCTCGCGCCAAGCCTGCGGACCTCTATATGGGACATTGGTGCTATCTGCAGGATTGCTAGGATATTCTATAAATCCATCACGATTTTTACTGTTGTTGACATCGTCTAGCATTAAAAATCTAACTCCTACAGGAATACCGGCATGACTGCCATAGACTTCTAAAGGATTGTATTTGTAAGGATTGATAATAGCATCTACTGTACCTCTGGTTTCTGTCGAGCCCGTAATATCATCATTACCTGGATATGTATCAGCATCTAAGGTCACTGTTAATACAGTACCATCCAAAGGGTTGACTACAAATGTACCTAGTATTTCTGTGCCATCGGATTTTTTAAACCATATTTCACTGCCTGGGGTATATCCGCCTTGTAGTTCCAAGATAGCCTGCCACTCAACTGGTTCACCATTGGCGTATTCTTTCTGATCTAATCCTAGTGCTAACACAGCATGTACCGGATTTACCAGTGTAAGATCATATTGATGATCTGATAGGTTGCCTGTGTTAGATTTAAACAATAATACTCGATATCGATTCGTAGTTGTACCAAAACTTCCGACAGATCTATTAAACACAAGATCATCAAGACCTACAATGTCTCCGCTTTCTGTAAACACATTTGAGATCACTGATTGTACGATACCTAATTTTTTAACCTTAGCTGGTGGACTAATCCATACCGGCATTTCAAACTCCATGGTACAAATATCAATTTCTGATTCGGCACCTGCAGGAATTGTTCTGCTGCTAAAATTAGTAGAAGTCAAGTACATGGTACTAAGGCTAGTCCAATCTATGTAGTTGTCAGTTGTTTGTAATTCTAAACTTGGTGTGAACAGCACCGCGATCTGCTCAAACAATTGTAATTTTTGGTCAGTATTTGAAGTCCATAGGTCTGCCTTCATAGTCAACTTATAAGGAGTGGGCATTAGTCGTTCAACTGTGTAGTTACCGCCTTGAACGTTTTGATACTCTCTAGTACCTCCAGCATCTGTGTACCTACGTTCTCTGATGTGTACCTTACTGACAAAGGTTGGATCTGACAAACGGTCAGTGGCCATTTCTAGACCAGAAATATAACAGGCTATTCTTGGAACCGTGGGCATTTTGTTTTCTGAGTTTTCTTTAATGATAGCTGCCACTTGTCTGGTCATGTCGCCATATAGCACAGGCACAGTAGACAGTGTGCCGTCTCCGGCCTTGTACTGAAACCCTATGAACACACGCATAAACTGCGTGACGTATCTTCTTATTTGTCCGTCATAAAACCAATCCATTATTCATCCGCCTGTGGTCTAAGAGCCTTTGATAGGCCCTGTTTTTCTTTGACGGTGTGTCCGTCAATTTCGTTAGTTGTGATATTATTAATGAACGTTGTTTTTTGTGTCTGTCGAATTTCTTTACCTTCGAACAAATCGCCTTGACCAACATTTTCACTGCCGAGATTGTTCATGGTCATACGCACATTGTCCTCAAACTTAACCCAACGACTGCCGTTGAATCTAAACAGTCTGTGTGGTAGATAATCTTTACGCAGAGCAAATTGTCCCTCTACTGGATTTATTGGGAATGCAATGCCTGCAGTAAACGGAGCACCATTGGGCGGTATACCGTCTTCAGTTAGATACCCATCATATCCTTTACCATCTGCAGTCTGTAACATAGTAGCTGCATTGATGCCAACATATATAGGATCGTTATTTTCATCAAATAATAAATTTCCATCTACATCGGTGGCCTGTGTTTGGCGATCCACACTATATTCAGCGACAACATCATTGTCTACAGTGACTAACTCTGCTCTACCCGTTTCGCTGTCTCGCTGAAGAGTATAGAACTTACTAGTGTCATATCCACTCTTAGGAGCATCAGCTTCGGCTTGATTTAGCACTGCCTGAGTAATCTGCATCTCTCGATTATATGTAGATACAATATCTCTTAGACTGTCTGCTAATTGATAGTAGGTAGTGTTAGGAGGTGCAATACCTGTAACTTCTTGAACGACCTCATATTTCTTACCATCGGGTCCTGTAACAATGTCGCCCGGATAATAGGTAATTGCTGAGTTATATGTGCCTTTGTCTGCGTCACTGTTGGCGATTCCATCTAGTATCTGTTTGTATTCTTGACTGTCTACCAGCGGCTTACATTTGGCACGATATAAATGTGGATACCAAGTTACTGAAAATCCCTCTGCGGCTCTGCTTACTTCTTCTATCACATAAAATCTTTTTAGAGCATAGTTTAAATCGTTAAGAGCATATTCGTCTTTTAGGTGTGGTAGTTCAATAACATCACCTGCTATAATTTTTCTGCCAAGTTTTTCCACAGTATCAGTGATATGGAATGTCATAAAGATAGTATCATTTTGTAAAAACAAACCAAACTGACTGAGATTAAAATCTATATCTGATAGATTATACACGCCTCTTAATACGTAGACATCAGGATCATATTTGCGATCTCTGTTTTCTAAGAACAGTAGATCTTGAATATTAAAAGGATTATCGCCACCTGTATATTCTGGAGTGCTAGGTGTATTTCCAGAAGCTGCAGCAGCAGGTCCTATATATTTGTGCACCAGTATATCCGTGCCGCCAACTTGGAACATTTCCCAGGCGGTTTTATCGATAAATTTGTAGTCGTTGCCCTTTTCAGGACGATAGAGGCTTAATCTTGGCATAGTCATATATTTACCGCTACGATAAATAACAATATGAGCACATCTGATCAAGCAAAACAAGCAGTCTACGACTATTGTAAAGCCATGCTGGGCGAAGGTATGATTGACGTAGAATTAGACCCTATACACTACGAAACAGCATTAAACAGAGCGTTGGGCGTTTTCCGCCAAAGAAGCGATAATGCTGTTGAAGAAAGTTATGCATTTTTAACTCTCACAGAAAGTCAAAATGAATATATTCTTCCTAAAGAGATACAGCAGGTACGACAGATTTTTCGTCGAAGTGTTGGATCTAGAACAGGCAACGGTACAGGCGGCACAGTATTCGAACCATTTAATCTAGCATACACAAATACCTATTTGTTAAGTTCGACAAACATGGGCGGATTATTAACCTACGAACTATTTGCACAATATCAAGAGTTAGTAGGTAAGATGTTTGGATCCTTTATTAATTTTACCTGGCATCCACAGAGTCACAAATTGATTATTCATCAACGCCCTCGAGGCGAAGAATCAGTGATGCTACAGGTATACAATACCAAACCAGACTTTGCTATCATCGATGATGTCTATGCCGGTCAATGGATCAAAGACTATTCGTTGGCCAACTGTAAAATTATGTTAGGCCAAGCACGTGAAAAGTTTGCGAGTATTGCTGGACCACAAGGTGGTACAGCACTTAACGGATCCGCAATGAAGTCAGAAGGACAGGCAGATATTGATAGACTAACAGTAGAGCTAACTACATCAGTATCGGGCGGTATCGGTTACACATTTATTACTGGATAATGAAAGCATCAGAATTTATATTTGAAGAAGACGAAACTCTCTATGATGCCAAATTAGTATGGGGTGTGGGGAAGAAGTCAGCTCGCAGCGGAACTACAAAATTAAAATTCCGCTGTACCAGTGGACCAAGGAAGAGTCGACAGGTTAGTCATCCTTCGAAATGCCACCAACCTATAAATCAAGCCAAAGCACAGAAAATGAAAACTACTCGAGCTAGGACTAGTGTGCAGGCTGCCCGAAGAACAGATCGCACCAAATCTATTAATACTGCCAGCGTATTGGCCAACAAGCTAAACAATCCTGGTAAACCAAAAACACCAAAACCCTATTATTAAAATTTGACAATCTAAAAAATCTATTGTATAATATCTTTAATTGGAGGATGTTATGATTATAGGTGTATGCGGATTTATTGGTAGTGGTAAAGATACTATTGCCGACTATCTTGTTAATTTTCATGAATTTCGTAGAGAAAGTTTTGCATCAACCCTCAAAGATGCTGTGAGCGCGGTGTTTGGCTGGGATCGAACTATGCTAGAAGGCCGTACCAAAGAAGCCCGTGAGTGGCGAGAACAGGTAGACCCTTGGTGGGCATCTAGACTAGACATGCCTACGCTTACTCCTCGTTGGGTACTGCAATACTGGGGTACAGAAGTATGCCGCAAAGCCTTTCACGACGATATCTGGATCGCCAGCTTAGAAAACAAACTCCGCAACAGTAAAGACCATGTAGTAATCTCAGACTGCCGTTTTCCTAATGAAATTAGTTCTATTAAGAATGCAGGTGGACAAATTGTTTGGGTACAACGTGGTGCTTTGCCCGAATGGTATGAAGCTGCAGTAGATGCTAATCGAGGCAGCAATGTAGCGTTGAATGAACTAAAACGATTAAAAATACATGCTTCAGAAACTGCTTGGGTAGGCACAGAGTTTGACGCTATTATTGATAATAACAGCACTATAGACGAACTATATCAGCAAGCACAAACCCTAGTAATCGGCAATCAAATCACCTTGACGCCAAGCAATACCCTCCTTGCCTAATACTTGAGCACAGTTGCAGCAGACGGTCTTTAGATTAGTAAGACGACAGTTGTCAAGATTGCCGTCAATATGAAAAACTCTAAAAACTTCAGGATGTGGGCTACGATGCCCACATTTTTCGCACTGCGATTTTATACGATAGCCGGCTCGCTGCCATCGAGGAACCCGATGTCCTAGACCGTGTGTTATGCACAATTCGCAAAGTCTACGATAATAGGTTTTATTATTTTTTTTATAGTTGACCGCACATGGTCGTTGCCCGCATTTACACAGTGGTCTCATATGTTTATTTAAAAGATCTGGACCTTTTTAATCCCTTTATCTAGTGTTATAACCGCCCAATTTTACAATAACCCGCTAAATAATATGAGCAACTATTACCAGGAGAAAATGGGATGGCACTACAATCACCAGGCGTACAAGTTACGGTAATCGACGAGAGTTTTTATACACCAGCTGAACCTGGTACTA